CCCGAGTTCCGAAATCGCTTAGACGGCATTATCAAGTTTGGCAAGTTAGATCAAATTAACATGATCAAAGTTGTTAAGAAGTTTATTGATGAACTTAATGCACTGGTTAAAGATAAGAATATCCATATTAAGCCTAATACAGAAGCAGTTGAGTATCTGATTGCCAAAGGCTTTAACAGTAAGATGGGCGCTCGTCCTTTGCAACGCACTATTGATGAATACATCAAGAAGCCACTGAGTAAAGAAATTTTGTTTGGCAAGTTAACCAACGGTGGGGTTGTAGAAGTTAGTGTTGAAAACGATAATCTAAAACTTCATGTAGTTGATGTAATGCCCATTGAAAAAGCAAAGGTAGTAGATGATAATCAAAAAGCTGAAGTCCAGTAAGCTATTCTTTAATAAATGGCCCTACAAAGTAGAGTGCATCCAAGCGGGTGCTTCTAGGGTAGTACATAGTGGTGTAGGTCTTTGCAGACAGTGGTGCGAAACTGGCAAAGGCATGCGCTTTAATCAGTATGAGTCTAGAATCTTAGATGCTAAAACGTTTTTATCATTTATTGATGCTGTAGAGCCATTTTTAGATAGAAAAGAGGATATACAGATTAGAGTTGAAGGTAGTCACTTCAACTTATTCTGTAAGGATCCTAAGGTACTTGAAGAAATTGATGATGCAGTTAGTTACTGGGTTAAGAAAATCAGCGGGCCAACTACACAGGAAGAACTCGAATTCTTGTTGAGCAACGGGCATAAGAAGATTCTATGCGATACATACCCTAAAGATATGTACAAATATAGGGTATTTTTTAAGAGTAGATTTCCTGCAGACAAGAGATCAGCGTTTGTAACATGGGCAAACAAGTACGGGAACAGTTTGTTAATCAGCGAAACTAGCTTTCGATGGCTTGTAGGTGCTAGACACTATGCACAAGACCCGTTTATGTATGTTATAGACGATAAAATGCTGAGTATGGTAGGTTTATATCTAAGTGGATACGTTAAAAAGACAGAAGAGTTCATCTTACGGGAGAACGTATTAGTGGCATAAATAACGTATTATGCCAGCACTAAGTCAAAATCTCATTTTTCATACTACAAGTGGTACCAACACGGTTCTTGTAGATTATCCAAATACCGGAACAGGTGTCGTTGTCTACTACAGCGATCGAGTTAAAGGAGACGGATACTTCGGCGGAAGTGACGGATTCCATACAGTAGCCTATAATACTACTCAATATTTTATTGGTACTGTTACTATGCAGGCCACACTGGCATCGGAGCCAGTATCATCAGACTGGTTTACAGTATCAAATACAGATGTAAGATATACAGAATTTGATACTAGAACACAATCCAGTGTTGATCTCTTTAATTTTACAGGCAACTTTGTATGGGTTAGAGGCTGCATACAAATTGAAGAAGGCGCTGTTACATCAATCCAATATAATCACTAATATCTTATGAAACTACTCGAATTTTTTAACAAGCCCATGGATTTGGATTATCAAAAAAAGAATAAGGATAATCCAAAATTTGAAGATGAATTATTCTGGTATATTCTTGACCACGATAAATTACATAAAGACTATTTCTTTCCTATTGCTAAAAAATTAAAAAATTTAAAAGAGTGCGCTCCGGAGATGGTCTTAGAATTATACATGCCTATGGTCGAAAAGGGATGTAAAGAATATTATCAAGATAAAAAGATGACAGGAAAATTAGGTAAGATGTTTCCTAAAGAAGTTAGAGAAAGTTTATGTCAACGTATACACGACCACTTCTATGATGACATTCAAGCAGACAAGTATAAGTTAGGGTAATAACATGCAATTAAATGAAGGCGGAAACGTAGTACCAAACGCAGTTGAATTACAAAAGGCAAATTTTCCTTTAGTAATGGCTAACCTAAAAAAGATTCTTCCGCAGGGATTGAATCTATACCCTATCGGATCAGCAGGACACAAAGAAGTCAGCAGTGATATTGACGCACTTATTGATGCTGGCGAATTGATGACAGCGTTCCCAGCTAAAGAATTGAAACTAAGTCGTAAAGCCTTAGAAGATTATTTTAAGAGCAAAGGTTTATTTGCCGCACGTACAGGTGTTAGTATTCACGTTGGTATTCCAATTGGTAGCACACAAGACGTAGTACAAGTTGATTTAATGGCAGTAGAAAATGCCGCTGCTGCTCAACCACTACATACACATGACTACAGCGATCCTAACATGAAAGGTGGCACACTTCATGGTATATGGGCCGACTTAGCCAATATGAGTAAAGCTGAAGGCCATGAAAGTCTTATGATGAGTCCATATAAAGGACTTGTTGATCGTACAACTAAAGAATTAGTCACAAATAACAAAGACGAGATTGCTAAAATCATTATTGGACCAACTGCCTCTGCCGCAGACATGGGCAATCCACAACGAGTATTAGCCGCACTTAAACCATATCCACAAAAGTATGTTGCCATTAGAGACAAATACTTCCCAGGTGCTGACCTTAAAGAAGGCAGTCAAGAATGGTTTAGATTCTTAATTGATCACATCCTATGAAGATACGTGAACTAATCATTGAAGCCGCTGCCGCAATAGGTCGCAAGTACCAGCACATTGAAGATTTGGTGTTTACCAACGGTAGTACCGGAGGCCTACATGCTGTTGAAAGATTGCAAAGCATGGGGACACAAGGCAGCACTATTGAATTGAAATGGGATGGCAGTCCTGTCATGTACTGGGGCAAGGATGAGCAAGGCCGCTTCTCAATGATTCCAAAGAACGCTTGGGAATATTTAAAGCGCGGTAAGACCGAAGTCAGTCCAGGTGTTCCTACAGCAATGTACAGTCCAGAAGATATTAAGAACTTTGTACTAGGTACAGGCAAAGCAACTCCCGAACAGATGCCGCAACGTCAAGCATTTGCACAAGAGATGATGGACTTATGGCCCTACTTTGAAAAGGTAAGTCCAGAAAAAGGTTATGTTGAAGGTGGACTATTATTCTACCCAAGCAAGCCTGCACAGTTAAATCCACAAACACAAGAATACGATTTTACTCCCAACATCACAGCTTTCCACATTCCTGTAGCCAGTGACTTAGGCAAACGTATTAAGAATGCCAAAGTTATGGTTGCAGTTACAGGCTTCTATGATTCATTGGGTAGTAGTGAAGAAGGTCGTTATCCAAATGCAGAAGCACTAAGTACCCCAGATGTTATTGTACAAGGTACAACCTACGTTGAGAAAGCGCCGGGCGTAGAGGACAAAGGACTAGCGGCTGCTGAACAGTATATCACTGCTAATGCTGCCGCTATTGATGCTTTCCTTGCACCCAAGCCAGGACTAAGCAAGCCAGGTGATATCCTTTATAAATTCTATAATCAAAATCTACGCATACCAGGAGTCAAGGACAAGTTCCAAGACTGGGTCACTGCTAATGTAAGTGCAGGTCAAGCACAGAAGATTCTTGCAGACCAAAACGGACTAAACGCTGTACTACACAGTGTAGATTTATTAAGCAGAGAAAAACTACAATTGATCAATAAATTAAGTGCAGGTACACACGGCGGTATCCGTCAAACTAAGCCAGAAGGTTATGTACAGGCACATCCGGGGACACCGTTTAAACGTGACCTACCTGGACAATTTGTTAAAGCAATTGACCAAGCAAACTGGGCACCAAGGAAAGACTAATATGTTTTTAAGAAATATTTTTGAAGCACTGGCGAGAACCGGAGAAGGCAAGGCCGCAGTTGTTGGTTGGGGTAGAGGTATGGGCCACAAAGGTCATATGTACCTAGCCAGTAGTGTTATTACTCATGCAAATCAATTAGGTGCTGATCCTTACTTTGTTGTTAGTCGTACAGTGGGCAAGGATGACCCTATTACTCCAGAAGAAAAACTAGCCATCTATAAAAAAGTATTCCCAGAACAAGGTCATATTTTCCAAACTGCCACAGATGAAATTCCAGATTTAACTAGAGTACTATCAGATTTAAATCGTCAAGGTTACACCAGTGCTACTATTGTACTAGGTGCTGATCAAGTTAAAGCGTTTCAATACCTAAAGAACTATAACGGCAAGCCAGACAAGGCAGGTAATGTTCCTTATAAGTTTGATACATTAGATGTTATCAGTCGTCAAGAAACCAGTGATCCAAGTGCAGGCGAAGAAGGTCCACGTGCTACTCCTATGAGAGCAGTATTAATGGATCCTACTAAGAGTGAAGAAGAACAATTCCAAGTATGGCGTGATGCTATGAATCCGCAGGTCAGCGATGATGATGTGCGTGATCTAATGGCAAAGGCCAAAGAACGCATGACTGCTATGAGTGCTCCTAAACCTAAAAAAGCCAAGGCTGCTCCTGTTAACGAATTATCCAATGACTTGTTAGGTCGTTATAAAAAGGCAGCGGCTGCCGATGCCAGTGCCGCAGATAAGGCAGGCGATACTGAACGTGCAAACAAACGCTTCAGTGGCATTGTTAAAGCAACTAAGAAACAGTTTGCCAACGATGCTAAAGGTGTGAATGAATTTGCCAGCGGTGATGACGGAGAAGATCCAACAGATAACTATCCTTGTTATGATTGCGGTAGTACAATATTCTTACATCATACTAAATTATGCGAACTAGCAGAAGATAACGCTATAAGAGATTTACCATCTAAACCAGGCTCACAACACTGGACTGGCGAAGTTCCTAAAGGCTTACATCCTATTCCAGGATTAGCAGAAGAAAAACAACGATTAGATCCTAAATGCTGGAAGGGTTATCGCAAGTCTGGAACAAAAATGAAGGGCGGGGTTAGAGTTAACAACTGCGTTCCTGTCAGCGAAGGCGTGGAAAATATCATGGATAACTTAATCAATAAGATTATCGTCAATGAAGCAGTACAGAATAACCGCAAATGATGTTCCGCAAGACAGCGGAGATGATGCGTACCTTGCCGCAGATGACCCTATACATGCCTTAAAAGCTGTTAGTATTATGGGAGGATTAGGTGGACAAGCTCGGCTTGCAGAATACAATGCTACACTTAAACAGCCTGTTTTAGGTAGTAGTAAAGGACAGATACAGCGAGAACAAGGCATTAAACCGGGCACCGATGAATGGTTTAAGTTATGGTTCGGCGGTGGTAAATAATACATTATGAAGATACTCGAACTTATCACTGAACGTAAGGCAGGAAAGTTGTCAAAGAGACAACAAAACTCTACACGGGGCCTGCACGTATTCAGCGATGCAGAAAAAGCTAACAGTGATTACACCTTTAACAGGGTAGGACTTGCAGCCGCAATGTGTGACGGCACTAACAATCCCGATGTAGATTACCTAAGCTGGATTGGTAAGAGAAAACTAACCGCTCCCTATACTAAAGTAGAAGCCGATATGCTTAAACAAGCATACAAACTTGCAGGTGCTGATTATAAAGATCTTAACCACGGCGACATGAGTAGTAAAGAACTAAACAGTACTAATACAGTAAGCCCTGTATCAAATTGGAATAAAACAAAATGACCAGCGAATTCAAAAAAATAAAAGATAATAACGATACACGTTATGTTTTAGAAACTGCCACTGCGGGTGCTACTAGTGCCGGAGTTGTTGCTACAGCCCCAGGTAAAAAACGCAGTGATAGTATTCTTGCACAAGAGAAAAAAGAGACACCTAAGCCTCGCAACTTTGTTGCTAAAAACGCTAAGATGGGCGGTGCTGGTCAGCACAAGGACAAGAAGAAGGCTGCTAAACAAGGTGACGTAAAGCATAAGAATAAAGAAATGGCAGAAGGTGTAGCAGAAACTGTGCCAATGCGAACTGCTCAGAAGGTCCTCAATCATTATGGTGCTGACTATTTTGGCACAACTTTTAATAAATTGTATTTTTACAAGAACCGCAAACAATTCTCTATTGGGTTAATTAGAAATGACGATCTTGCCGATGCTGGCAGCGTAAATTTAAGTGACTTAAATACTATGGTCCGCAAGTTAAGAGATATGCGTAATCCAATGCCGTATAAAGAAGGCGTGGCAGAAGGTATTGGCGGATTAGGTTATGACGCACAGTCCCTTATTACAAAACTTCGCAGAGATGTCGAAGAAAAAAGATTAAAACCTACTCCAGAGGCAGTATTAGCAGCCGCAAGAGAATTAGCAGGTGGTATGGAGTTTGCTCCCCAACTGTTAGTAAAACAAGTATTAGGCCAAGGTGTGGCGGAAGGCTTTAATGGTGAGTATGATGATGAAGCTGGCATGGCACATAATAACCTACTAACTTCAGCAAGAGCAGTTATGGGATTGTTAAAGACCATTGATGATAAAGACAACCTACCAGAATGGGTTCAAGAGAAAATTGCCAAAGCAGAAATGATGTTAGTAGGCGTTTGGGATTATCTACAAAGTCAAAAAGAAATGGGTGTTGATCCACAAGTAGAAGGCTTTGGTAGAATGCGTGGTAGTTCATCAGCATATGATAGAGATTATGCAAGTAGTGTAAGTGGAATGGGTCGTGGTCCAGATCATAGAGGGCTAGGACAAGAACTAGCACACGAAACAAATAACTATGCAGTAGCAATCGACGGAAAGACTTGGAAAGTATTTGCAGATCAACGCCAAGCTGAAAACATTGCTAGATCATTAAAGGCCAAAGGTAAGAACGCAACTGTTCATCCAACAGGTGAGAACCCATCAGAGAGTGTAGCAGAAGTTGCTCCTCCAGGTTGGGAAAAAACTGTTAAGGCAATGAAGAAGCACGACGAAATCGATAATCCATTTGCACTAGCATGGTCCATGAAAAACAAAGGCTACAAGAGCCACAAGAAAGAAAGTGCAGATCCATATTTTGAATCTCTAAGAGCCAAAGTTGAGGAACTTGCAAAAAAGTAAGTGAGCAGGAACCTCAAGACCCTGCTGCCGAACCAGCACAGGCTCCTGCTACAGAACCAATTAAAAAAATTGGACCGCAACCAAAACTAAAACCAGAGATGTCGCTAGACTATTGGAAAGAACGTTTCCAAACTGCTAATCCAAATCAGTATCGTCAGTTTAAAAACAAGACTCCAGAAAAGAAAGACCAAATGGCAACTGCGGCATTATACGCGGCACGCCAACCTAAATAATCTTTGTCAAAACCATTGACATACACCATACAGGCGTGTATAATAAAGACTAACAGGAGATACTCATGGGTAAAGCATTTGGCGCACCAGAACAAGCAAAGATTAAACAAATTGTTGCAGAAGGCATGACAGTCATGCAAGAAATTCAAGACCTCACAGAAGGATTGAATGAAACAATTAAAGCAGTAGCAGAAGAACTAGAAGTCAAGCCTAGTGTTATTAAAAAAGCAATTAAAATTGCACAGAAAGATACATGGGATCAAGTATTCCGCGAGTTCGACGACCTCGAAACTATTGTTGACATCAGTGGTCACAGCTTCCGCAAGAAAGATTAATGAACGACATACTATATGGGATATTCGGTTGGATCCGAGAAGACTACCAAAGTCATAGAACTCGTTTTTGTCTTGAGGTCGTTGCTTGGGCTATTAGCATTGGCTGTTCTATCACTATGGCAGTCACCGTTCCAACACCACCTCTATTGGTTCTATACCCCATTTGGATTGCAGGTTGTGCTATATACGCTTGGTGTGCTTATAGTCGGCGTTCCTTTGGTATGCTGGCTAATTACATCCTTCTCACCACGATAGATACTATCGGGTTGATTAGAATGATAATTAATTAATATAAAGAAAGGTTTGATCAGCCATAAGTGATCACAGAGAAGGTTGCCGGCCATAAGCGGTAGGAGAAAAATATGAGTTATGTAGACGCGATCTGGAATCGCGATAAAGACATCATCTACGTTGTCGAACGAGATCCTAAAAAAGGCAGGATCTATCAAGAATACCCAGCAAAATATGTTTTTTACTACCCCGACCAACGGGGTAAGTACAAATCAATCTATGGAGATAACCTAAGCAAGGTAACATCCAAAAGCTATAAAGAGTTCATGAAGGAAAAGAAAATCCACAGTGGACATAATCTTTATGAAAGCGACATTAACCCTATATTCCGTAACCTAGAAGAAAACTATCTAGGCAAGGATGCCCCAAAGCTAAACGTAGCATTTTGGGATATTGAGGTGGACTTCGATCCAGAACGTGGCTACGCATCACCGGATGATGCGTTCATGCCAATTACTGCTATCGCCGTTCACCTACAGTGGTTAGATACACTTGTATGTCTAGCAGTTCCGCCAAAGACTCTTACAATGGCGCAAGCAGAAGAACAAGTTAAAGACTTTCCTAACACGCACTTGTTTGAAACTGAAGCAGAGATGTTAGAAATGTTCTTACAACTAATTGAAGATGCAGACGTATTGAGTGGTTGGAACAGTGAAGGCTTTGATATGCCCTACACGGTAAATAGAATTGTTAAAGCATTGAGCAAAGAAGATACTCGTAGGTTATGTCTATGGGATCAAATGCCTAAGAAGCGGGAGTACGAAAAATATGGAAAAACGGCTATTACTTATGATTTGGTTGGTCGTGTTCATCTGGACAGTCTCGAGTTGTACCGCAAATATACCTATGAAGAACGTCACAGCTACAGGTTGGATGCCATTGGAGAAATGGAGATAGGTGAATCAAAGACTGTCTACGAAGGCACACTTGATCAACTATACAACAACGATTTTAAAAAGTTTATCGAATACAACAGACAAGACTGTGCATTGTTGGATAAACTTGATAAGAAATTAAAATTCTTAGACCTTGCTAATACACTAGCACACGAATGTACTGTATTGCTACAAACAACAATGGGTGCAGTAGCTGTTACAGAACAAGCTATTGTAAACGAAGCTCACCATCGTGGACTGATTGTTCCCAGTCGTCCTACTAGAGATGAAGATGCTAATAACCAGGCCGCAGGTGCTTATGTAGCATATCCTAAAAAAGGACTTCACGACTGGATTGGTTCAATCGATATTAACTCACTGTATCCGTCAGCGATTCGTGCATTAAACATGGGTCCAGAAACTATTGTTGGCCAGTTGCGTCAGGATAGAACTGATCAGTTTATTCAAGAACAGATGCTGGTACACAAGAAGTCCTTTGCGGCTGCATGGGAAGGTGTGTTTGGCAGTCTTGAGTATGATGCAGTTATGCGACAAGATCGTGCATTTGAAATCACTGTTGACTGGGAGAATGGTGAGAATGATGTTCTCAGTGCCGCAGAAGTTTACAGACTTATCTTTGAAAGCAACCAACCTTGGATGCTCAGTGCTAACGGTACAATCTTTACCTACGAGAATGAAGGTATTATCCCCGGCTTGTTGAAACGTTGGTATGCTGAACGTAAGGACATGCAGAAGAAATTAAAGGCGGCTATTGATGCCGGAAATAAGATTGAAGAAGAATATTGGGATAAGCGACAGCTCGTTAAAAAGATTAACCTTAACAGT